AACAAGAGAAATTAGCATCAATCTGCGGTTTGGTGAGAGTTTTAAATTAGTTATCAAATGTTTAAATACATATGATATAAATAAAATAATAAATAATTAAAAGGAGTAATGTTATTAATGAGCGACAAAATGAAAAAAGTAGTTAATGAAGTAAAGTTGTCAGGTAAGGTAGCAGAGATTGAAGTTAATACAGGTGAGACAAAAAAAAAGAAAATTCCTTATGTAAGTATTAAAGGTGCAATTCAGTTTGGTGAAGATAAGGTACATACAAGACGTTTTGAAACATATGTACAGGAGCAGAAGAGTGATGGTGGCGAAAATAAACTTTATGAGCCTACTCTTACATGGGCAAAGTCCGCAAAGTCGATTGCAAAAGTTGGTTTTGATGAAGCTACTTTGGTAGAAGTACAGGGTGCTTTTGAAACAAACGATTATGTTAATTCAGAGGATAAGTTGGTAGAAAGCCTTAATGTTAGTGGTAAATTCTTTAATGACTTTGATGTAAATAAGGGATATAAAGGAATTGCTGATGTTGAAGGTTATATCCAGTCAATTAATGAGGAAACAAAGGGCGAGGATCAGACAGAAACAGGACGTTTGAGAGTAAATGTGATTACTTCTGATTTCTTTGGTAATGTCATTCCTGTTAAAAATATTATCGTACCAAAAGAACTTCATGATGATTTTCTTGATGGTTATGAAGTGGGACAGAGTGCAATTTTTTATATAGATTTTATTGCAAATAAGAGCGCACCGAAACCTAAGAAAACTGGTGGTCTTGGACTACAGCGTGAGACAGACGGAAAGTCTTATATTGAAATGATTTTAACTGGCGCAAGTCCTGCTGTTGATGAAGATGATGATAATGGAATTAGTAAAGAAGCTATTAAGATTGCTCTATCCGAAAGAAAAGCAAAACTTAATGAATTAGTTGAAAAAGGATATCAGGGGTCAGGTAAAAAGAATCGTAATACTATTGGCAGTAGTAGTAAATCTACTAACAAGATGAAACCTAAAGCTGCTAAAGATGAGGATATTCCTTTTTAATATAAGCGAGTATTATAAGCAAATATAGATTAATAAAAATAAACAAATTAAAGGAGTTATTTAATGAATACAGACATTGATATTTTTTCTATCCAGCCAAGTGTAATTAGTAGAGATTTAAGTGGTAAATCATTCTTTATTTACGGAGATAAGAAAAGTGGTAAAACAAGTAATGCTGTAAAGTTTCCTAAACCATTTCTGTGTGGTTTTGAAAAAGGTTGGAATATGTTGTCTGGTGTTATTGCACAGCCTATCAATAAATGGTCAGAAGCATTGAAAGTAAAGAAACAGCTTCTCGCTGATGTCGATCGTGTAGAAAAAGGAGAAAAGAAAGAAACATCCTTTAAAACTGTAATTGTCGATACTGCTGATATTGCTTATGACCTTTGTGAGTCTCATATCCTTGCAAAAGAAGGTGTTGAGTATCTTGATGAAACAGAGTCAAAACGTGGTTACAAGGCAGTAGAAAGAGAGTTTGATACTTTCTTTCAGGAGATTGTTAAAGCAGGTTATACACTCGTTGTCATTTCTCATAGCGATACAGTACAGGTTAAAGAAAATGGCGAGAAGTATGATAGAACACAACCTACAGTTTCTAAGCGTGGTTTGAAAGTTATCGCTAGATTGGTAGATGTTATTGCTTATTCTACTTCAGAGTTTAATGATGATGGTTCTACAAGCATGACGCTTTATATGCGAGGTAGCAAATTCCTTGAAGCAGGATCACGTAATAAATATATGTCTGAAAAGATTCCGTTTACATATGAAGCGCTGTTGGCTGATATGACACAGGCAATTGACAAACTTGAAGCTGAAGGAGCAAATGTAACTGATAAGCCAACAGAAGTATATGCAGATCAAAGTGAAACAAAGGATTTTGATACTGTTGTTGCTGAAATTCGTAAAATTGCATTAGCTTTTAATGAACAGAATATTTCAGATAAGTATAGTGCTGTTGTTAATAAGCACTTAGGTAAAGGAAGACTAGTAAGAGATTGTGATGCAAGTCAGATTGATTTACTTTCACTAATTTTGGATGATTTAAATGATGTAATTAAACAGGAAGGTATTATTATTGAAAAGTAATAATTAGCACACAAATAATGTTTAGGGGGAAAGTGTCATATCTTTCCCCTACTGTGTTAGGAGGTTATATTTTCACTGTGGCAAGGAAAGTAAAATGTCCTAAATGCGGAACTTTCAATGATAAAGAAGAAACAGTTTTTTATAATCAACGTTATTATTGTAAAATTTGTTTTGAAAATGCTAAAGCTGAAGCAGAAGATTATAAAAATCTCATTGCATTTATATGTGAACTATATAACATTGAAGCTCCTACAGGTTGGATATTAAAACAAATTAAAGAATACAAGGAACAGTATGGTTACAGTTACATCGGAATGAAAACAACACTAGACTATTTTTATCACATCAAACGAGAGGAAGAACCAGAGGAAGGTATGGGAGTAGGTATTATTCCTTTCGTTTATGATGAAGCAAAAAAGTTTTACATAGATAAAAAAGCTGTAAAAGAAAGTGTGCAGGAATGTGATATCGATAGAATAAAGAAAAATAAAAAAGTAATTCATATTAAAGAACAAGACAAAATAAAAAACGATAAATATAAAGATATTACTCTAATTGATATTACACAACTGTAGGGGGCGAAATAAAATAATAAATGAGTAAAAAACAGTTGACTGAATATACAAATAAGCAAGCTATACGAGAAGTACTAGGATGTTTTTTACAGCAACCTAATTTACTTAGAGAATATAAAACGACATCCAATGACTTTCCAGAAACGTTTCATAAACTTATTTTTGCAGCAATTAATAACTTATATAAGAATGGAGCAGAAACAATTGATGCTGTTGCTATAGATGAATATTTGTCTCATTATGAAACGCAATATCAAACATTTACTAAAAATCAAGGTATTGAATTTATAGAAAATATTCAAGAACTTGCAATGATTGCTAATATTAAGTATTATTATGAACAGCTTAAAAAGTTTTCATTACTCAGAAGATATGTAGAATCAGGTCAAGATGTTTCTGATTATTTTGATCCATATGAAATTGATCCTGTTACAATTGAAAATCAAAGAAAAGCGTTAGATGAAGATTCAGTTCAAGATATTATAAATCACTTTAAAAAGAAGCAATTAGAAGTAACTGCACCATTTTCAATTTCAGAAGATAGAGATTCAAAAAAGGCAGGAGTAGGTGGATTTGAACAAAAAGAAAAATGGAAAAAAGATACAGCTTGGGGAATTGGATATGCAAGTGCATATTTAACTACTGCTTTACACGGATTAAGGAAAAGAAGATTTGTTGTTAAATCTGCTGGAACTGGGGTTGGCAAAACCCGTACAGAAATTGCAGATATCTGTTATGCTTGTGCTCCTTACTACTGGGATAAAAAAGTTAATTCATGGATGGAAAATCCAAATGGCAAACATAACGGTGCTTTATACATAGGTACAGAAATGGAACTTCTTGAAGAAATTGATCCTATCTTATGGGCTTATATGGCTGATGTTCCACAAGATCATATTGAGTTCAATATGTATGAAGAAGGAGAAGAAGAACGAGTAGATGAAGCAATTCGAATATTAGAAAACGATGCAAATATTTGGCTTGAGTATTTACCAGAATTTGATGCAGACGCAATAGAAGAAATCATTGAAGAACATAAGATAAAGCATAATATTAGTCATGTATTTTTTGATTATATCTATCTTACGGCTGAATTAACAAGCGAATATACAGCTAAGTCTAAAACCAAAATGGTTACTAGAGAAGACCAAGTATTAGCAGGTTTATCAGCACGATTAAAGCAAATGTCAAGAAAATATGATGTATCAATTGAATCTGCTACACAGGTCAATGGTAATGAGAAAGATGAATCAAATAGAGATCAAACTATTGTAAGAGGTTCTAAAGCTATTCTTGATAAAGCTGATGCAGGATTGATTGCAATGCCACCTACTACAAAAGAATTAAAAAAGATTGAGCCAATATTACGGCAAATGGTGAATAAACCACAGCCCAATCTAGTATATTCGCTGTATAAGAATCGTGGTGGTAAAGTAAATAAGATTAAAATATGGCTGTACATTAACTATGGCACAATGAGGACTCATGATTTATTTGTAACTGATTACGAATACCGTCTAAAATCTGATATTGAAAAAACTTACATAGATATTGAAGAAACAGAATATGTTACAAATCAACCAACAAAGAAGCCAGTAGAAAGTATTGAACATAACAATAGCATGGAAGAATTAGAATTTTAAAGAGGTGACATTTTGCTTGATAAAGACTTTTTAATTGAACAATTAACAGAGCAAAATGTACTTAATATATTGTATAAGTTAGGTGCTCAACCACATGGTAGCATAGATAAAAAAGAAATATGGTTTAGTACAATATGTCATGGTGGAGATAGCCATAAGCTATGCTATTTTAAAGAGTCAAAGTCATTTTATTGTTATACCAATTGCGGACATATGAATATTTTTTCGTTAATCATGCATGTTGAAAATTGTTCTTTTTTTACAGCTTTAATTGAAGTTGCTAATGAATTAGGTATTAATAGCAGACAAGGATTAAATCAAGTTTCAAGAACTACAAATGCAAATAAAGAAATAAGTGAAATAAAACAGTATTTGGTGATTAGAAACAAAAAGAAATTACAATTGAGTAATTTACCACCAATAAATAATGTAGATATTTTAAATTATTTTGACGCTAATACTTTTTATACTGGTTGGGAAGATGAAGGAATTTCAATATCTACAATGCGATATTTTGATATTAGATGGTATGAATTAGAGAAGCATATTATCATACCACATACAAATATCAATGGTGAAATAGTAGGTATTAGACGTAGAAGTTTGCAAGAAAAAGATAAGAATAATAAATATATGCCTGAAATAGTAGAAGGTATTAGCTATGCTCACTCTTTGAATTTAAACTTATATGGACTGTATCAAAATAAAAAAGCAATCAAAAGATTAAAGAAGGTAGTAATAGTTGAATCAGAAAAAAGTGTAATGTTAGCACATGAATACTATGGCGATAATGCGTTTGTAGTAGCTACTTGTGGTTTTAATATATCAAATTGGCATAGAGATATGTTATTGAGTTTAGGTGTAGAAGAAGTAATTTTAGGCTTTGATAAAGATTATAACGTTCTTGATTTTACAAACGCTGATGAAAATGATCCTGAATATAAAAAATGTCAGAGGTATATTGATAGAGTTTATTCATTAGCATATAAATTTACTTCATATTGTAAAGTGTATGTTCTTTGGGATACTTTTGGCAAGATAGAAAAAAAGGATTCACCATTTGACAGAGGACAAGAAACATTAGAGTTTTTAATGAAAAATAAGGTAGAAATTACAACAAACAGAGAGGAAGAATAATATAGATTGGAAAAATTAGTTTGGAAGACTAAACACAATTATGAGTTTCAAAAAGAATACGATTTTTTAGAAACTGTTTTAACACAGAATGGGATAAAAGATATACGAGCATTTTTAAATGTTAGTAATAAAAATACTTATGATCCGTTCTTATTCCTACATATAGATGCAGGATTGGAGTTATTTCATAATTCTTTACATAAGAAAATATTTTTGAAACCTGATAGCGATGTAGATGGTTATACATCAAGTGCATATATGAGACAATTTATTGAATGTATTGCTCCAGACACAGAAATTGTATATGAACTTAGTTTCAAGA